CATAACTGGCAGGGCCAGTAAGTAAGGCACAGTATTTCTTATTCCACTCATACCGGCACTGAACAGAGCAAAACATCCGGCTCACTCTTCCCGTTAACGGCTTGCCGCAGTTTCGACAAAAACCTTTCTTTCCCAAGTATTTACGTATTACAGTTTTGACCGTGTTAACGGAAATGCCTGTCTGCTTGGCTATACTTTTATAGCCAAGCCCGCTGTTCTTTAACTTAATAATTTCTTTAGTCGAATCCATATCTGCCTCCTGTTGAGAGGAATTCTGTTCCTCCTAAGTAACAGGCAAAAAAATATGGCTAGTTTTTAACCTCAGTTTAAAAAAGGCATAAAAAATAAGGCTATCTACGGAGGATCCCGCAAATAGCCCTATAATCAGGTTTTTGCTATAAAATTAACCTCATTAAATGGCCTGTGAGCCGTTTATTTTAAGTGGTTGGATAACTTGTACCTAAGCAAAAATGGATTTAAAGAAATATACACTTTTTATCTTCCCACCGCCATTCCAATCCCAAATCCGCCTAACAAACTCCATACCCTATTTTGCCACAGAACTCTCTTTTGAATCCTGCGTTCTTTTTCTATTTGCAGCCTCAATGTCTCTAATGAGGTCTGTAATATCTGTATTGAGCTTTCGGCTTTGACTAGCGAGGTCTTGGCATTCGCTAATTCCGTCTGAGACTTCCTCAGCTGCTCTTTGGCTAGATTCAACTGCGTCCTGAGCTCCTCGGATGGAGTCTTGAGCGTTTTCAACTTCTCCTCTAGCGTCACTAAGAGAACTTCCTGCTGACTTAGCTTCTGTTTCAATTCTGTCCATTGTGCTATCGGCACGTTTACTGATGTCAGCTGTTCCTCGGCCTGACAGACAGTGCCAAATAACAAAAACAACCAGCAGAACAATAACAATAATATAAAGATAACGATTTTCTTTGATGAAGTCCACAACGAACCCACCTCCTATAAAATTTGGCTTGCATTTTTAATAACTTTAAAGTATTATGGTTATAATAAGATTAAAGGATTGGGGAAGATATATGTACAAAATTATTTTTTATCGTGATGTAAAAGGTAATGAACCAGTCTTTCAATATATTCAAAAACTATCTTCTAAAACCAGTAAAGACAGCAGAATTAATCTTACCAAAATTCAGGATTACATTAACACCTTGAAAATGTATGGTACATCGGCCGGAGAACCATATATGAAACACCTTGAAGAAGATATATGGGAACTACGTCCCATACGAAACAGGATTTTATTTGCGGCCTATACGGATGACGGCTTCATTCTGTTACATCATTTCTTAAAGAAAACACAAAAAACACCAAAAAGAGAAATTGAACGAGCTAAGAACGAATTAGAAGATTTCAGGGAAAGGAGCAAAATAAAATGAACACAAAAAAAGTAAGCCCTATTGGGCATACGTGGGAAGAAGCAGAAAAAGAAATGTTTACTCCCGAGGAAATTGCTGCAAGCAATCTTCGTGTAGCAATTATTGGTGAGCTTATAAAAGCAAGACACGAGCAAGGTTTGAGTCAAAAAAAACTTGAATGCCTTAGTGGCGTAAAGCAGCCAATTATAGCAAGAATGGAGAAAGGCACCACTTCCCCAAATCTCAGTACCATCCTTAAAGTTCTTGCTCCTCTCGGCAAAACTCTTGTAATCGCTCCACTAACTAAATAGATTTGTTATGAAGGACACTAGTTGCATTTGCAGCTAGTGTTCTGTTCATTTAATTAACTACGGTCAAGACAACATCAATCCCTGCATTGCAGCTGGCAATAATCTCTTCAGATACTTCTACGCCTTCCTTATTCTGCATTCTGAGACAGCCTAAGGTCTTATACCAGCCTTGGTAATCAGCATAAGGCTCTGGGCTGTTGGAACCGCCTCCGTGGATGTCTCGGCCCCTTTCATCACCTGTGGTGATATAAAAATTACCGTAGGCAGGTCCATACTTTCCATGAGTCACCTCGGCAGTTATCCCGTGGTATGTTCCATTAGGCAGGCTCTCACGTTCCTGACCTTTAGAGTTATAGCCCGGCCAAAAATCGTCACGGCACTCGTAGTCTCCCATTTCCTCGTAATCTGTATCAAGCATATACATCCTTTGCTTATGTCTTTGAAACTGTATCTCTTTTAGCATTCCTTCTCACCCTCCCCCGGCTTAGTTTCCCTAACTGTGTTTCTTTCCAGTTCTTCAAAGGCATCTGGCACTCCGTCACCATCTGAATCGATGAACGCCTTGCCTAAGAAGCCAACTGCCGCTATTGCCGCGGGTCCTAAGAGTACTTTAACCATCTCGATGATGCTCATTAAGTCCATCTTGCCTGCTGCTTTAGCGTTATAAGCCACTCCTAAAACGAACAAAAAAATAAGCAGCGCATAGATGGCTATGACACTGCAGACAAGCTTTACTGCCGGAGAGGTTAATTTGAACTCTAGAACCTTATCCGTTATCTTCCTAATCCACTTTTTTATCATCTATAACATCCTCCTTAAAGTTTGGCAGGGCATTAATCTCTGCCATTAAATCATCAATAACCCCGTTTGCGCCAAGAGCCTCATAGCTTTCATACGAAGCTAAAAGGCTCTCTTTTGCGTATATGGGTATCCACTTTTTCTCTTTCACGTAATGGTTATAGGCCTGTATAATGCGGTCACGAAGCAAGGCCTGTAAGCCTTCTTTCAATGCCTCGTTCATTTTCTTTCTTGCCCTTATCTCTGTGATGACGTAAGTCACCAATGCCCCTATAGCCATGCTGGCTAATTTGTCTAATACTTCCGTAAAAATCACTCCCCTCATATCGTTTTCAAGAATAAGTTTATGGCATTAGTAATTTCTTCCTGCCCCCAGGTAAAGACATTTGCCGTGGAATTAAGCACGTCATATGGTATTGTGTGCAGGACTGTTTGCGTGTCCAAATCGCAGACACAGTATTTCAAATCATGCAAAGTCAGTATCCTGTTGTCTGCTATTTTTATTGCGTCAGGAAACATGTTCTTTAAAGTGAAATATTTATAGTTGGCACCCGGATAATATGGGAACGACTTGTTCCCCACCAGATATGTCCCATAGTTTATTCTTGGCTGCCTATAAGACGAATCAAGACTGCAGTTTCCTGTCAGCTTGATACCGCCATGCAAGGCTATAACATTGGTAATCGTATAATATTTAGTAATTGTCTCGGCAGGGCTATGAGAAATATTCACGCTGCTATATGTGCTGTTTACGATATTGAACGATTCTCCCGTAAGACCGCCTGTCGGAGTATACTGCACATAGCTTATCCAGGATTCCAGCATCGTTCTCATAATGCCGCTGTAGCAATACTGAGAATATGAATGTTCATACATAAGTTCCAAATCTGCCGTCACATATTTCGTTTCATCAATAGCACCCCTAAGCTCATCTGAAAACTTCAGACCATATTCCGTCTTGGTAAAATTATCACCGTTTGTTACTTTGGTGTATTTGCCCGTACTGCAAAGCACCACTAAGTTTTCGTCATTTATAACAGCATACAGACCAGGGTCTACATAGTTTTCGTCATTCCCACCGCTTTGGGAAATAGTGAACGTGGGAGGACCTCCGCTTCCATCATGCACCCAGTAGCTAGGTTTCGTTGCCGTATAATCAGGACCGTCAGCTGCAGCAGCGGCCATGGCCTGACTATATGCCTCTCCATAAGCGCCTGAATTGGACTGCTGACCTCCCACAACAGATACCGCAAGTCCTACATCCCCAAGCATTTTAGTATTGTAGTCATCGAATTTCTCCGCCAGGGAAGTTGTGGAGGTAATGGCTCCGTCAGTATAAGTATTGAAATCAATCAGGACGCTGTTCTTTCTTCCATATACTGTATTTTTCAATATTAACTTATCCTTGTCATATTGGAAACGGTATATCTGGTTATATCTATCTATTGCTTTTTCTATGGTATATTCTTTTTTATCAGCCTCTAAGCTGAACTCCTGAACCCTGCAGATCTCGCCATATTTGCTAAATGCATTATCAATAGTTTGCTGCAAAAGCAGGGCAAGCTTTTTACAGTCATCAGAACAGGTAAAACGATAACCACCGCTGCCTTGTGCAACGCCTGATTCAATATCAACAACCGGCACAAAAGTTTCCAAGTCATAAATGACGAAATGAATATAACCGTCAGCCGTATAAGCAAAGACCGTGTATTTGCGCTTTGGCTGTTCCCCGCCTTCACCACTAATAATTACGGGTGCAGTGCTTTTGCGTTTATGGCCATAGACGCAATTCCCGTCTACCCATACAACATCTCCTGCCTTATGGAGTTCATCTCCGATAGGAGTCTTGGGACCTGAATCCGTAACCACAACTGTTCCGTTAACTGCAATAACATTTTCTTGTCTCATTTTCCTACCACCACAGCTTTCGTCCTAGTATCGTTCAAGACTACCCACACTACATCTCCGTCAGATATATCCACATCAACAGCTGCCACAAAAGAGTACCAGGTTCCCTTGACCAGAACCTGGGAGCCGGAAACAAGCCCTCTCTGGGTGACTGTCCCTGAAGTCCTGTTTGCCATTATTTTCCTTATAGAGCTTGCCAGAATTTGTACTCCCATTAATACCACCTCACCATAGTTATCTGCTGCCTTGTCCCTTCCGGCTTCACAGATATATTATTGCTTTCCAAATAATAAACATTGCCCATATAGGTAATAGTCGACATGAAATCTATAATTCTGTTGCCAATATAGCTAAATGACAAAGTTTCCTCCGTCTTGCCGTTTAAGCTCTCTATGGCATCACGGATCCTGTCCACCGTGTCCTGATCAGATACGTTAAGGCTCATGTTGCCGGTAAAGCGTCCGGAAAGCTCTGCCCTCTTTGGTTTTACTTTACCGCCCCGTCTTGACTGATATGTAGAGTTTTCCTTGATGGCATAAGGCGAGGCAAGAGCACCTGGATTACCCGTAACCACCTGGGAGCTGACAAAGACACCGTCTTTATAGACAGTGACAGACCATTGTCCTTGCCCCATGTCGGAATAATAGGTTATGGTTTCGTGTCCTTCTGTTTCCCTCCAAGGCTCTTGAGTTCCGTTCTTGTCTGTGATGTTATAGCCGCTTTTAGTGCAGGATACGTCTTCAGTCGCCTGGATAAGGTCAACGCCATTCACGGCTATGGTGTTTGCGAGAGTAGAAGTATTATATATTGTTTCTGTTACTTTATAAGGAAAACTGGTTATATCTCCCGGAGCCGGAACATCGGAATTGTCCTTTGTTTCTATCCTGCTAAGCTGCTTATTGGTAAGATTTGCCGGTGGGTATACTTTGCTATAGGTATAAGTAGTGCTGCTTACCACAGTCCCGTCAGTAGAATTAAAGCTCTCTGACTTTAAAAGTCCATAGGAATAGCTTAAGGTCTGCTGACCGCTGTTATCCGTGTACTGCCCGGATAAGTAAACAGCCGGAGAAGTTGCATCCGTAGAGCTGTCAGCCACATCAGAAATGTCTCCCGTGATGTAATACTTTTTAGAACTGCTAAAGAGGATATCCATTTTACGGTAGTTCTCTGAATAGGTGTTGTAATCGATTTCATTCGGAGTAATCTCAATGCTAGCATTAGGTTCCTTGCCCCGCTGCACAGCATAAATAATGCCGCTGCGCTCGAACACGTTAACAAGGGTAGTCGGCACGATATCCGTCCAGCCAAAGAGTTTCTGGATAACAGAGCCATATGTCTCAGTTGCACTGTAGAATTTATTGTCAGCATACTTTATTCCCGTAGGAACAAAGTCGCTGAAGCACCTGCCTGCCCCCTTACCCATGCCATCTACTATATTACCGAATATATCTGAAGCCTTTGCATTCACATTAAGTCCTGATGCTGAGTAATCCTGCCCCAGGAGCTTGTCTATGTCATAGTTGCCACGCACCGTATAAATACCTGATGCCTTGTTATGAGAAAAGCCTGCGACGTTGAAAGTAAACAGCAGCCCTTTTATATCTTGAGTCACTGTGCTTTTCATTTCCGGTAAGCTGACAGATGCCCCGGAGAAGGTATCTGATAAAGTCTTAGACGCAAGAGAAATATTAAAGCTCTGGTAAGGAGTGTTTGTGGGGATAGGCGCCGCTTCCGGCTGTTTCCAATGAACCGTGGCCGTGGTATCTCCCCAGGGAGCACCTACCACATAGCCTTCCAACCTGTCAACGTAAATATCCGTCAAAGCCGTGTTCCCATAAAAAGCACCGCTGTCTATGCTTTCAATGCAGCTGGAAAAAGAAATGGTCGGCAAGGCTGAGCAATTCACAAATGTTCCGCTTTTTACGATCCTAGCTTTGGGTACAGAAACAGATGCCAATGATGAACACCCCTGAAAGGCTGAACCGCCAAAGCTTTCACAAAGAGGTAATGCCATACTTTCTAATGCCGTGCAGCTCATAAAAGCCGCATCCGCTATGAATTTACAGTTTGGCAGCAATGCCGTCTTTAACGCATTGCACCAGCCAAAGGCCAAAGACTCTACGCTCTCAGCCGCAGTCATCACAACTTCTTCCAGCTTAGAGCAAGACATAAATGCCTGTGTGCTTATCTTCTTACAAATAGGAATGCTAACATAAGTAAGCCCAGAAAGCTGGGCAAAAGCACATTCAGCTATTGTTTCACATACCGGTGCATCCACATAATCAAGAGTATTACACCCCTGAAAAGCATAAGTACCAAACGTCTTACATTTTGGTAAAGTTATAGAAGTAAGACCAGATGCGTAATAAAAAGCACGTTCTCCTATGGTTTCACACAAAGGTAAACTAATCGTTGTTACTAAATCCCCAACATTCTGAAAACCCCAATCCTTTACTTCTTTGCAGGCTGGCAAAATCACTTCTGTTAAAGCAGAGCTGCTGTAAAGACCTTGACTCTCCACTACTTCACAGGCTGGCAGAGATAAACTGGCTAAGGCGTTGCAGCCGTTAAAGGTATATCCTTGCAAGATTTTTAGCTTAGGCAAAGAAATGCTTTTAAGTGCTGAACAAGCAACGAAGCACTGCTCTCCGGCACTTACGCAGTTAAGCAGATTAACTTCAGTTAAAGCTGTGCAGCCCGCAAAAGCTGATTCTCCTACGGAAGTGGCATTCTCAAATGTGACGCTAGCAAGGTTTGTGCAAGCACCTAGGATGTTATCCGCGATAGATGTTGCTGCGGTATTAGTTAATTCAGTTATTGATTCATCTATAATCTGCCCAATTATCTCATCTTCAGTTAAATCGTAAGCCACTTATCTCACCCCTTTGCCACGCTGATGGTATTTCTCACATTAAGCCTTTCCACGCTGCCGCCCTTGGACCAGTAACCAATAAACACCCTGTCGTCTGAAGCACCTGTGGTAATAGCCAGGGTTTCACTTGCACCGTTCTGGCTTGTGGACGTGTTATCGTCCAGGCTATGAATCACATAGTTGGACATAACAAGACCGGTAGAAGCTGGCAATCCGCTATATGACCATGCCCTAAATCTTGTGTCCATGCCCATTGTTATGGTATAAGTAGTATTTGCCTCAGCCATAAAGTACGTCACAGCATTGGATGACAGGTCAGCGCTGCCGGATGTGAAATTAAACTTCTGGTCAGCATAGCGCAAGTATCCGTTAATATCCGTAACTGTATCGTCATAAACATTGGTCGGAGTATCTCCTGCCCATGTAACCGTTGCGTTGGTCGCTCCCCAGGGAGAACCTGTGATTGCATCCTTGGCCAGAGCAATTGTTATATTCTTTAAAGCCATGCAGCCATCAAAAGCCGTGCTTGCTATTGTTGCTAAAGTGCTAGGCAAATTAACGCTTGCCAGTGCCGTACAACCTTTAAAAGCATTACCTTCAATGGCAGTAATTGCTGAGAACTTTGCTGTTTTTAAAGCAGCGTTATTTAAAAAGCAGCAGCTTCTAACTTTTGTTGCATAGGTATTATCTATATCAGTCATAGTACCCATTAGTAAGCTTGCCACTTTTGTGCTTGCCGTATCATAAGTTGCCATAAGCTATACCCTCCATATCTCGATATTTGCTTTTACATGGCTTGGAAACAAAGCGTGCCCGATGGTATAGCTTTTCACTATTACCCTGCATCCGGCTAAGCCATTGCCGTCAGGGAGGCCAATGGTTACCAATGTTCTATTAGTCCAGTAACCTTTAACCAAGGCCCAATTAGCAGGACTAAAGAGTGCCGTAAAGGAATACTTGTCACCTGCCACATAGGTGCCGTTATCTACGGCCACAGCTCCTCCTAAGGTCTGAACCAGGCTTTGCCTATCATCCGGGGTAACGGCATAATCCTCAGGCGTGTTATATGTAGTTGCCTCCCCAATCCTAATAGCCATTATTCGTTCCTCCTAAGGCCTGCAAGATAGCCGGCTGAATTCTTTCAGCTACCTTATCGGCAAGTTCTGCTAATTCGCTTTCGTTTTTCACTACAGGGTTATCTATATTCACGTTAATAACGGGATTCTGCACATTGTAGTTCTTGGTAGTTCCCTGTCCCACCTGTGCTAACTGCGGTACAGGCATGGAACCTTCCAGTCCCGGTACTAACTGGTTTTCTTTATATTTCTGCATCTGCTGATACATCTGAATAAGCTCAGGCGAAAAGGTATCACCCGGCTTAATGCCAATCTTCGCTCTGTCCTCTGTCAGCCATTTCTGGCTTAATTCCTGCATTCTATTCTGGGGAGATGAACCGGTAACAGCTATGCGATTACCTTTATCGTCTGTTACAAAACCGCCATCACGCTGAGCAGCGACATCAGATAGGTTAATGATGTTGCCTTTATCGTCCTTTACATAGCCTGTCCCTTTTCCTTTGCTATCCGCATTCATGGCACTGCGGAGTTCTTCCAAACGCTTTCTGTCATTTTTAATGGCATCTAAGGCTGCATTTCTTACTGCATCCTGCTTTTCTTTCTCAGCCCATTTTGTGGCAGCTACCTCATCCGCACCCTTTTTCAACCATGCCTTACGTTCAGTATCAATCTGTTTTAATCTATTCTCTAGCTCCGTGTTCCAAACAGAATTAAGCTTATCCACCACATTTGTTTCATACTCTTCCATAACCTTGGCTTTTTTGGCTGAGGCATTTTTTGCAATAAGTTCTTTATCCATGCCCTGTTTCTCAAGAGCTTTGGTTTCCTGCTCAATGGCAAAGATGGAGTTTGCTAAATCACTGTGGGTAAGCTTAAAAAGTGCTTCACGTATAGGTTTCTCTTTTTCCAGATGTTTCTGATACTGCTTTTCTGCCTCAATTTTCTGGGCAAGGTTTTTCTTTTCAGCATCTAAAGTCTTAAGGCTTTCCTTGCGTTTTTCTTCTTCAGATTGTTTCTTGATTTTTGCTTCAGACATGGCTTGCTTACCGGAATTAGCAAAGTTTTTCATTTTCTCAGGATTAAGAAAATCTTCCTCGTTCCAGTCCTCTAGAGCGCTCTTTCCTGTTTTCTGTTCATACTCTTGTCCTTTAACACCAACATAGGCAGCGGCAAGCGGTCCTGCCATAGTAACAGCACCTGTTGCTGCAGCAGCACTTTTGGCAGCTAAGCCGGCTCCGGCTGCAACACCACCACCGGCAGCAATAAGTTTTCCTGCGGCAAAGCTGCCGACTTTAGCGGCACCTGCTCCAAGGCCTAAAGTTCCTGCTATTTTTCCAATTGTAATTAACTCTTCACCATGCTCTTTAAGGAACGCAGAAAGGCTCCCCAGACCATCTTTCAATGCGGGAACCAACTCCTTTACTGCGGGTAATAAAGCACTTGCTAACGTCACGGAAAGCTTCTGCATCTGTACCTGCATATCGCTCCAATCCAGGGCAAGTTGATGAGCTTCTTCCGGATCCATGACGCTGCCGCCCTTAATCTTGGATGCTCTTTCTTTTATCTCACTGTACTCGCGTAACAGCTCAACCATGGCCTGACCCCTGGCACCAAGGACCTGGGTAATATATACTTCCTGCTGTCCACTAGCTGCTGCGTTTTTGTACCCTTCAGCCAGTTTTTCCAGTTCCTCGTTCATGGGCAGGAGCGTACCACTGGCATCTGTCAGAGAAACACCAAACTGCTTTAGTGTACTCGTTACTTCGTTACCTTTGTCCCCAGCAGTAATGACCTGCTTATTTAGCCTTACCATAATGCCGGTAAAGGTCTCACCTGAAACACCGGCAACCTGGAGTGTAGTATCCAGTTTTTCCGCATCTTCCACAGAAATATTAAGTCGTTCATGAAGTCCGTAAATGGCCTCACTGGCATCCTGGGCACCTTTAAGAAAGTGATAGAAACCTGCCCCCGCCGCTGCCACGGCTGTTACTTTCAGCATGGCTGACTGGAGTTTATCAACGGACCCTGTAATTGAGTCGAACATTCCTCCGCCGGTCTTAGAACCTGACAGTCTCCCCTGCATATTAGCTAATGTTTTCTGCTCTTTCAGGAGTTTGGTTTGTAACTTTTCACTCTCCCTTGAGTTCTTGCCTTTGGCCGCTGCCATGGCATCATACTCAGCTTTCGCAAGGGCGACCACCTGGCCTTGGAGCCTGATCTGGTTAGACAGAGCTTTTTCTGCAATCGCAAGCCTCTGGGTTTTAGAAGCAGCAGGTCCAAGGTTCGCTGTGTCTATGTCCATTCTTAATTTAACGCGGGACTGCTCGCCTTTTAGTTTTCCAATATTTGTTTTAACCGTGTTCTGGGCATTGACGAAATCCTTGTCTAATTCAGACAGGTCTAGTCCCAGCTTAAAATACAATTCCCCTGTGCTTACGCTTTTTCTAGCCATCTTGGCCTCCCTTCTTAAATTCCCGGCACTTCATCTATATAGCAGATCTGGTCCTCAGGGTGCTCCACCTTATCCCTTACCACCACTAAGTCTAAGAGGTAATCCAGTTCTGAGGCATCCACCTGCTTACGAGACCAGCTGTAGTTCTCGTGAAAATATAAATAAAAATTAGTAACGGCTTCCAGCCAAGACAGCCTTACTCTTTGTCCTGGCTTCGTGCGTTTGGGACTTTACCCATCTTGTCATTCACCATCTTATATACCCACAGCACAATTTCCATAGCCTTGGGTTTCAGTTCATCAATAGCTAAAGCATCTAACACATCGTCAGTAGTGACGTTTGCAAAGCTTTCTGAAATAAGGTTTGCATAATCCAAGGCAGGGTTTTTGCTCTCCACTATTTCCTCATCCAGTTTTGCTATGTCATACCAGATACGAGCCTTGGGTTTTACTGCTTTATGCTTCACTCCGTCAAGAGTAGTTATTTCAGGTACGTTCATATGTTCCTCCCAATAAAAAGTTAGGCGACCAATTAAGGCCGCCCTAAATAGTATAAATTACGCAGGCTCTACAGATGTGAACCAGCTTGTCCCTGTAGTAGCAACATAGTCCTTAGCCTCTGTATCGGCCTCACGTTTCCACTCTTTGTCAAACTCCCTGGCCACTGCCTCGCCGGTTATGGTGGGCGTTTGAAAGGTGACGTTCTCGCCTTTCGTGGCATTGTTATCCTGCGGATCGGAAAACCGCGTCTTAAGATATTTCTTGTAGATGATGCCCCCGCTGCCCTTCTGGCTCTGAAACAAAATAGCCACATAGGGAGCCGTATCCGTGGTCTTGCTTACCATTACCCCGGCAGTTACCGTGTGACCTAAAAGCGCGGCCTGATGTTCCAAAGGCAAATCCTTTGTTTCCAAAGAAATAGTAATCTTACCTAATGAAGAGGCAGTTTCCGCAGGGCCGTTATCCGCATAAAGAGTAGCGTTGCTGGACGCAGGCTGCACGTTTATGGTCATAAGTCCTGGAATGCGAACAGGATCGCCATAAGTAACTCCCATGCTGTCATCCTTAGTAAGAGGTGCGTAATATAAGTTATCGCAACCAATTTTAGACATTGTTCATTCCTCCTATTTTTATAAATCTCATTACTTTGTAATATATTAGCTTTCCGCCATTCTCGGCGGTTATATTTGTATAGCTGAGTCGTGTCCAGTTAAGCGTGAGCATCACTGTTTCCACTGCCCCGGCTAGTTTTTTAACAGAACCGGTATCAGACAAGATGCTGACCTGCATTGTGCTTTTTGCATAGTTCTCAGCATTGTCTGAGCTTAAGGCCGGCACATTGGATATCTCGCCATAGTACACTGACGGATAAATACCTCCATCCGGAACACCACTAGCAAAAATGCGGTCACTGACAATACCGGCTATATTCTCATCTGAGACAAGACCTTGATACACTTCTTCGCTTGGATCATACATTGCCTGCCACCTCACTCAATGCTTTTCTTACTTTCTCCTTTACTTCCGCTGCCTTGGCATCAGCAGCAGGATACAAGAAAGGTTTATTAACTGCCGGTGAAAACTCCACGACCAGGCCATAGGCAAATTTATTCTTGCCCCTGGCACTTGCCTTGACATAAGCCACGGTCTTGCCTTCGCTCATTTCCACATGTATGCTGTCCCGCAGTTTGCCGCTATCTACAGGCACTCTGGTCTTAGCTTCTGTGGCAATAAGCTCTGCCCCTTCTTCCAAGGCCGTGCTGACCTTAGCCAGCATCTCAGGCTTCAGTTTATCCAAGAGTTCCCACACGGTTCTATACTTAGCCATTAGACTGGATCACCTCCCGGCAGGACATCTGGAGAAAACGTCTCGTATCTAAAATAATAGGAGGCGCGACCTGCTCAAAAATCCTGCCATGTACAGTATCCACGATAAGGTCAGTTTGCAAAATGTCGTTCCTGTAACGAATGGTTATCTCAGTTATTACTGAGTGAACCAGTTCGTCAGAAGAATTGACTGCGTTACTGCCTTTATCATAGATGTTAGCCCAAACGTTACATCTGTCAGAATATGGGTTCTTTAGGATATGACCTTCACTATCTTTCGCATTTACTTCTTTCCGGATAGTAACCCTGTCCCGGAAATCTCCAGGCTGGAATTCTTTCATGGCTACCACCCCACTTTCCTATACGGTCTTAAGAGTGTTATCACCGCTTTCGGCACATCTTCACCATTTCGTTCCTCATAGAAATGCTCCGTCACAAGGATAATGGCGAGCCTTATGGAAGGCTCCATTGTTTCCGCTGTGACTTCCCACTTTAAAACATTATTCACGTACTGCTGAGCCAAGAGGATAAGAGAGGAGATGAGGGTATCCTCCCCATCCCCGTCGACTCTTATGTACTCCTTAGCTTCAGCTACTGTCACCAATAGCTCTGCCATTTGCTACCTCCTAGGCTGTCTTCATCTGAAGAATCTTGAATGCCTCAGGCAAAACCAGTTTGCCATCAACACGCTGAGTGGACATAAAGCCTACTTGTCCACTTAAAGCAAAGAGTTCGTTCAGTCTGTGGAAACTTCTGCCTTGACGGTCGGCAACCCAATAGTAGCTTAAATCCCCAAAGCCTATTCCCTTAATGCCTGCCGCTAAAGCCGGAATATAAGAAGAAGTGTAAATGGGACGATTCAAGATGGTATCCGGTGTTTCTGCAGTCAAAGAAGGCTGCCACAGATACTGGCCATTACCATCCTTCAGCTTCCTGAATGCCTTTACAGTAGCTTCGTTCATAACGAATACAGCTTTCTTTCTGTAAGGGCTTCTTAAGGAATAGTAAAGGTCCATAGCCTCATCAAATGTTATAGCCGTTGCGCTGTTAGCAGTGACGCTAACCTCTGCATTGCTTGCCACATCAAATATGCCCGTGGGCTTGCCGGTACCGTCTCCAACGAAGAATGCTTCCTCTTCTTTGGTTCCGACTCTACGGCCAAACTCTTCTGCAATATAACTTTCTATGTTGAAAGCACTATCATTTAGCAGTTCATCAGAAATCTTAATCATGGTACCGAGCTTAAAGGCCCCAATGGATACCTGCCCAAAGACTTCATTGCTTTCAGGAACGCTCGCGCCTTCCTCCAGCCAGGAAGCACTGCCGTGAGAAGCCACTACAGGTATTTTCTTGTCTCCGGAAGAGCTGGTAATAACATTGGCAAATTGACGGAAGATGTTATTCTCCTTCAAAGCTTGAACCAATGTATGCTCGAATTCATCAGGCACCAGATAACCGCCTTCAGTATCCGTGCCAATGGTCAGAGCGTTTAACACTTCATGGCTAGGATTCTTACTGCGCATTACCTTCCAGAAGGCTTTAGCGTATTGCTTAGAAGCAAGGCCGCTAAGTACATCCTCATCAATATGAGCCTGAGGCTTTTCAACAATAGGCTTACTGGTAGCTAGCGCCAGTTCCCTATCCAAATCTTCCTGTCTCTTCAGTCTTGCTACTTCCTTACCCATGCTTACAACGTCTGTTTCCATACGGTCATAGGTTTCTGCATCCTCGGCACTTAACATACCGTCCTTGCTTTTGGTATCCAAAAAGTCCTTTGCCGCCTTCCATGCCTTTGCTCTCTTTTCCATTAAATCTAAAATTTTACTCATGTGTAATTCCTCCCTAAATTTTGTTTTATTTTTTATATAAAAAGCCTTGCTTTA